ATAGTAATCAAATTTAGTTCGCTTGTGAAAGACGGGGCAGCAGACCAAACAACCTGCATCACCGAAGAAATACAAGCTGCATTAGAGCAAGTTGCCCAAGAATTAGTGGGTGAAAGTGTAGTAGTTGAAGTGGTGACTGCATAATGAGCCAATCTACTACCCTTATTCTGTTTCCGCAGACAGCATATGTTAATCCAGGTAATGCAGCACCCTACACTGTTGTAGGGAATGCTCAGCCTGCTGCTGCTTATTATTTAGGAAACAGAGATTTACAAACGGTTAACCTTAGTGTGTCAAACATTATAGGAAATATTGTTATTCAAGCAACACTAGCAAATCCAGCAACCGTAGACAATCAATGGTTTGATGTATATGAATTAAATGGAAGTGACAATCCAAATGTAAGTTTATATACAAATATAACAGGTAATTTTGTTTATATGAGAGCAAAGATTGTAGACTTTAATCAAGGTGTAGTCAATTACGTTAAATTAAGTTATTAAGGAATAGTAAAATGAGTAGTGAACTTTTTAGAAAATATATTGATATGCTAAATGAAAACATGGATATCAGTCAATTAGCACAAATAAGCGATAAAGCATTAGACGATGCTTATCATTATGGTCGTAGTAGTCCAGGTAACACATTTGGATGGCAAGCTAATTTGAAATCGGCAGAGTTTGCACTAAAGTTAATTAGTGCAGGTGTTACTGATATTGAAAAGATTAGTGATGCAATACACAATGGATGGAATGTAACCGCTAAACAATTCGTAGAGAATCCAGAACAATTTGATGACACTGAAAAACTAAAAGCAGCAGGTAAATTAGAAGCAAAACTTCAACAGCGTGAAAAGTTAATGAATATCCCGTATGCTCAATTGTCAGATGAAGAACAAGAAAAAGACCGAGTAGTAGCCAGAGCGTTATTACAGGCAATAGCAGGCAATCAATAAAATGAAACTATTTGAAGGTGGAAATATTTGGGATGACGTAGAAACTAACTTTGATCCGTCACGAGTTGGTAAGCCATTAACTGCTACTACACAAAAATATTTAGATCCTCTCAAAACTAGATTAGAAGTAATCGGTTCATGCTGGAAACCAAGACATGATGCCAATGGTGATGTTGTTCCGTCTAATGATTTAGATTCAATGATTGAAATGTCTGACTTAATGCATGTATTTGGTACTAAAGATGCTAAAACTACACGTAAGGCACTAAACGATTACATGGAAAAGCAAGGTCTGGAGACTAAACAAGCCGGAGTAACTGTACATACTAGAGTACCAATGGGTGATAAGTTTTATCAAGTTGATATTAAAGTAGTACCCAACGCATCTAAAGTAGCACAATATCATAGACATGATATACCAAAAGGCAGTCCATACAAGGGTGTTAACAAACAATTAGTAATGAATGCACTTGCAAGTAGTCAAGGTATGTTGTGGAGCCCTGATGAGGGACTATACAAGCGTGACAATGCAGGGAAGAAAGCAGAATTGCTTAGTGATGATTGGGATACAATTGCAAAATACTTATTAGGTCAAGGTTCAACAGGACAAGACTTGGGTAGTGTAGAATCTATTATGAATAAGATTCCCGATCAGAAACGTAAAGATGATATAATGAACATGGCACGTGCCGGTCATAGTTGGCAACAGGCTACACCAAACGTAACCGAATGGTTCCGTCGTGCGTTGGATATATTAAAATGAAACCAAGTGAATTTTTAATTGAAGCTACGGCGCCTAAAGTTGGTCGTAAATATCAACACATTGAAGACCTAGTGTTAAGTGACGGTAGTCACGGTGGTTTACACGCAGTTGAACGTCTTAAACACATGGGTGAAGAAGGTGGAAGTATTGAATTGAAGTGGGACGGCATGCCAGTAGTATACTGGGGTCGTGACGAACAAGGCAACTTCAGTATGATTCCAAAAAATGCTTGGGCATACTTAAAGAGTGGCAAGACAGAAACATCTAGTGGTGCACCAACAGTTATGAGTAGTCCAGAAGATGTTAAAGCATTTGTATTGGGTACAGGTGGTGGTGATCCCGATGCTAGACAAAAGTTTGCTAATCAGTTTGCTAGTTTATGGCCATACTTTGAAAAGATTAGTCCTAAGCAAGGTTACTTAGAAGGTGGATTACTATTCTATCCAGGCACTAAACCTGATGGAACTAGTGCTATGCCTGTACTTAATGCAGAAACAAACACCTACGATTTCACTCCTAACATTACTACATTTCATATACCAGTAGATAGTGATTTGGGCAAAAAGATTAAAAAATCAAAAGTAATGGTAGCAGCAACAGGCTATTATCCTACAATGGGTAGTAGTGATGAACAACGATTACCTAATGCAGAAAGTTTAAGCGTACCAGGAGTTATAGTTCAAGGTACTACTTATGTTCAAGAACCTGTGCCACTAGACACAAAAGGTCTTGATAGCATGGAGAAGTTTCTCAAAGCAAATGCTAAACTAATTGACAATTATCTAGCCCCTAAGCCAGGATTAAGTAATCCAGGTGGAGAGTTATATACTTACTTGAATAAACATTTGCGTACTGAAGGTTTACTTGCTGACTTCCCTGATTGGGCTAGAGCAAATTTAAGTGCTAAGAAAGCAGAAACATTATTAAGCGATCCAAAAGGATTGAAAGCAACATTGGGTGCAGTTGAGGGAATAAGTAAGCAAAAGAATGTATTGATTAATCAACTAAGTCAAGGTACACATGGTGGTATCAAGCAAACCAAACCAGAAGGATATGCACAAGCACATCCCGGTAAACAATTCAACTATGATATGCCCGGACAGTTTATTAAAACAATTGACCAGACTAACTGGAGTCCAAAAGAATCAGTAGTCAATGAAGGTAAAAAAGGTAGTGGTGCTGTATTAGGTTGGGGTCGTGGTATGGGACATACCGGACATGACGCATTAGTTAAAGCAGTTATACACCAAGCAGAAAGTACAGGTGCTAAACCTTACTTTGTAGTATCACGTAGTTTTGGTAAAGATGATCCTATTCCACCTGAGGCAAAAGTGAAAATGTATCAAAAGAAGTTTCCAAAGTATGCCAAGATGTTTAGCTTACCTACAGCAGAAGCCCCTACATTAAATGATGTATTAGCTAACTTAGCGACTAAGGGAATAACTGATGTTACATTAGTTGTTGGTGCTGACCAAAAAAATGCATTTGGATATCTAACAAAACCAGACAAATCAGGTGTTCCCCCGTATAAGAACTTTGGGTTGAATAGTCTAACAGTAATGAGTAGACAAGATACTAAAGAGCCAAGTAGTGATGTAAATAGCCCTGACTATCATGAAGGACCTCGTGCTACACCAATGCGTGAAATATTGCTAGACCCTAACAAGACTGAGCAAGAACAATTTGCAGTATGGCGTCAAGCAATGAGCCCTGCACTAGATGATAAAGAAGTATTGGATATGATGAACACTGCCAAACAGAATCTTATTCAATTTCACACTCCAAAACCAAGACGAAAAGCAAGTAAGATAAAAGAACAGATTACTAAGTTAAGACCTTTATTAAAGGAAGCCACAGTTGAACAACAGTATAGAATTCTTAAGTTGGTGAAAGAGGCTTATGAGTTGCAAGAGAAAATGAAAATAGGTGCCACGATTGAACCCATAGAAGAAGAAAAAGAAATTGATCCAGTTAAAACAGTTATTAAATTTTATGAACCTATTGTAAATGATATTCATAAAGAAAAGATTGATGATTATGTAGACAAAGCAAGAACTTTATTACAACAAACTGATGATCCTGCTGTCCGTGCTAAATTAATTGATATATTTAAAAAAGGTAAAGAGAATCCATACATACAAGGTGGTATCATTACTACTGTGGGAGCGTTGCTTGCAGGTGGATTATTAAGTTCCGCAAGTAAAATGGGACTTAGTCCTTCACAAACAAACATATTATTACAATCAGTATTGAATACAGTTATACCAACATTAGTATCACGTATTAACGGTAAGAGTTGGATTGATACACTTAAATATACATTAGCAAGTGCTGGCATAGGTACTAGTATTGCTGCACTAACTGAAAAAGATAGTGATGTTATTGGACATGTAGCGAATGATCTAACGACCGGTGCTCCTATTGCTAAGTTGAGAGCCGCTAGAGATGCAGAACAAATGAAAAAACGTGAGCAAGATTACGGTCATCCTGAATCACCGACGTTTGACGATTACTTAGACGAAAAATAAAAATATTTCGTACCCCTCTTCCTGATGTAAATAATTATATCTTAAGAAGAGGACCTTATGGCAACAAAGAAATCAAAAGCAGTAACAGAAGAAAAAACTGTACCCGTAGAAAAAGTACAGGAAATCGCTGAACAAGCGGCAGCAGAACAAGCAGCAAAAGCAGGAGATGCCCCAGCTGAAGCACCCGCTGCCGGACAAGTACAAGTAAATGTAGACTTTCTGCGTACAACCAAAGTGCATATCGCTATGCCCTGTTATGGTGGTATGTTGACTGAATCAACATTTATGAGTTTTATCAAGTGGGCTAACACAGCCCGTCAATTAAACATTGACTGGACATTGGAAACAATGGTCAATGAAAGTCTTATCAGTCGTGCCCGTAATACGCTTACTGCTAAGTTCTTGGATATGCCAGAAGCAACACACTTATTCTTTGTTGACGCTGACATTGGTTGGGAGCCATGGCACTTACTAGTATTGTTAAACCGTGACGTAGATGTTATCGGTGGATTGTATCCAATGAAGACTATGCCTATCAAGTGGGTAGTTAACGGATTTGAAGGTGCTGAAGAAGGACCAGATGGATTACAAGAAGTATCTAAAGCAGGTACTGGTTTCTTGTTAATGAAGAAACATGTATTTGAGAAACTTAAATCTCATCCAGCAGTCAAGCAATACAAGAATGACATTGGATTAGATCCAAAGTATGATGCACACTTGAAAACATACTTTGATACAGCAGTTCGTCAAAATCGTTACTACAGTGAAGATTGGACATTCTGTGAGAACTGGCGTGACATGGGCGGACGTATCTGGATGGACAAACGTGTTCTATTGCGTCACAGTGGTAGTTATGTTTTCTGTATGGAAAATCAAGAACATCTACTTAAAACAGTTGGACCAATGTTCTTGCAACAACAACAAAGCCTGGGTATGAAATTAGTTGACAAAGACGGCAACGAAATTAAAAATATTACAGCAGCATAAAAAAGCCCCGAAAGGGGCTTTTTTAATATAAAACTAAATACATATATGAGTTGGTTTAGACATAAGCCCCCAAAATATCCTCCCAAACCACAGAAGCCTGAACCCAAAAATGAACCTAAAAGAACTTAATAGTTTTAAATTATCTGACGCAATTACATTCCATGATAAACTTAATCCTAAGTTATGGAATGGCACTAAGTTGCGTCCTGAAGTTAGAGAACAACTACTTAAGATAGCAGAAGATTTTTTGTCAGAATTGGGTGTACATGATTTAGATGTCAAAGACATAACAATTTCAGGCAGCAATGCTGCATACAGTTACACTAAGCATAGTGATTTAGATTTACATATATTAGTAGACATGGGTAACTTACCTATTGACGAAGTATATAGAGAATTATTTACTGCTAAGAAAACAATATACAATGACACACATGATATAAAAATTCATACTATTCCAGTAGAGTTATATGTACAGGATTCTAGACAGCCTGTAGTAAGTTTAGGTGAATATAGTGTAATGAATGACCAGTGGATAAAAATACCCACTAAGCGTAGAAGTGATTTTGACCAAACCGCCACCAAAAGCAAATATGAAAAGTTATTAAGTTTA